TTTACTCTATTTCCTTTCAAAGAACCGCGTTGAGATTCTTATTTGTTAGTGTTAGTCTTACGAAATTAATTGCTGGAATTGGCTTGACTAATATATCCGCCACGAATTGTTTGGCAGCGATTATATCTGGTGTGTTATTGCTTTCGTCGCAGATAATTCTATACTCTGAAACACCTCTTGTTGCTACTATTTGACGCAACACGCTATCTGCGGCTGACCTGAATGCAGATCGGGTTATTTCGTCGTTTTGTTCGAAAAGTACACCTCTTGCGATTGGTCCAAGAGTCTTCTTGAGATAGATGAACAGACGAGCGACATTGATTGAAGATAGAGAAGAATTTGCTGCTGCTGTGGTCTTGTCTCCCCATAGCAATGTGCCTTCTCCTGGAACAGAGAATACAGGATTTACCTTGGCTGTATACAGTGATGCTTTCTGTGCTTCAGTCAAGATTTTAGTCAGACCAGCAACATTATTGATTCGGCCTCTTCTTGCGCCAGCGGGAGAGAACCAAGGATATGATTCTCTATCTGTTCTCGCAATGCAACCAGCAACATCTGGAGCAAGAGATGTGATGATAAGATTTGTTGGGCTACCGAGAATATTGAATTGCTTCTTTTCACCGTAAACTGCCGCAATATTATCACTCGTTGAAGATAGTGATGGGGGAATACTCACAGTAGAACTTACACCGATTACGCCGAATGCAGGGTTTGGACCCGCATCGCGTATATTGATTAAGTTATTTACAAAATTCTCCGAAGCACCAAGTGTATTTCCTTGGAAAACTACATCAATATCAAGGGATTCAAATGCACTTGTTGCACCAGAGTCGTTCCAAGTGATGTAGCAAGGCGCACCGTACTCAAGGAAGGTCTTGACATGATACCATTCGTCTGTCCAGCCAGTGGCTCCATTGGTGGCCAGATCGCGTTGAGCGAGAGTCACACCATTAGTCGCGGAAAAACCTGGGTAGTATACATTGTAGAAATTATAAAGACGAGAGAACCAATCGTTGAGATTTTCGACATAGTAAAAGCCTTGTGCTGTTTCTCCAGCATAGGCAAATAACTTCATCGAAAAAGTTCCTCCTGCACCCCACATTGCACCTACAGTTGGCGAATTTAGTTCTGATACAGGTGTTATCAGAGATTCATCGATTATTCTTACAGTTACTCCTGGAAATGAACTCATATTTTTCTCCTAATTGATCTACTTTATATATTTTTTAGACTATTTACATCAAAAAAACCATATTTGAGTAGATAGAGAGTTCTTTTCCTTCTTTGCGTCCTGCCAAAAGTCTTTTCCATCATCAAATTCACTATCGTCCTGACCATCTTGCATGAAAAATGGAATAATTTCCTGTTCGATCTGGATGATTTCGTTCTTGAACATGGCCACACGGACATCGTTGTTTGTTAAATTTTCAAAAAACTGTTGTCTGCTTGCCCATGAAAATAGAACCAGACACATTACGAGATCGTCATTGTGGCCTTCTTCTGCTGCGAATGACTTGCCTTGGGCTATGAAAGTGGTCAATTCGTTGACAATATCTGGATCTTCTGTCAGAAGTTTGTCTGTTTCTATTAGATTTTTTAGAACTGAACATCCTAATTTTTTAACTGGTAGAGTTGTTCTGACTCCTAAATTAGAAGAAGTACCCTTAAACTCTGTGATAATTTGTCCCTTAGAGCCTTTATAATTCGACTTTATAAGATTCTCATATTCTAAATCACTGTGTAAGATATCTGCTACCTGACTACCCACATCATTTGTTTCAACCAGAATATAAGCATTGTTGTATTTTTTCCCCACGGAGAAAACATAAGACGGCAATAGAAGAGGAGATATCAGATTATTCTTAAACTTTGCCACCACCCTATAGGGCATACTGGTAATGTCTATAACCACAAAAGCAGAGTAGTCCTTGTTCTGTCCTCTGGCAACATCAACCGCCATGAAATAAACATGGTCTTCTGTGTTTGTTTCTTCGTTCTTTTTTATCGGTTCTTCGTAAATAGCCAAACCGTCTTTATTTTGGGTTTTTGGTATTCCATATGACAGAATATTTAATTTATCAGCATCAATCAAAGTATTGGATGAACCGATGAACGAAGTTTCAAATTCCGATGCAAACTGACGATCACTGGTATTTGCTATCTGCTTTTTCTTCCAATCATCATCTCGTAAAGGACCACCAGGATATTGTGGTGTCTGTCTCCATGAGACTTCAAATGCAACATATTCGTTTTTCTTTGTTATTGCTGCTTTCCACATCTGATAGAATAAATTCAATCCGTTTGGCGTTGAAATTACAATCATTTGGGTATTTTGACCAGCGGTAATAACTGGATAAACAGAAGTAAAGAACTCTAGTGCAACATTGTTGCTAACATGGGCAAATTCGTCAAGTACAATACAATTAAACGAAAATCCTCTAATTGAATTAGATGTTGTGGAACCAGCAATAATCTTGGACCCATTTTCCAATTCGATAGTACCTTTGTTCCATTCAACTACGCCCTGTTGTAGCCACCAAGGGAGATGTTCATAAGCCTGTTTAACCTTAGATAAAATTTCTCTGGCAGTTTCAGATTTGTTTGCCAGAATTCCTATCCTCATACTTTGATTAAACAAAACCTTATGAAGGACATAACAGCAACCAACAGTTACTGTTTTTCCAGACTGACGAGGTAACTTGGTAATTACGAATCGTTCTTTTTGAAGTAATTTTACTAAATTTTCTTGGTAATCATATAAATTGAAGTTGGTGACCCCTTTATCCAGAGTTACTACTTTAACATATTTTTTAGCAAAATATACGGGATCTTTTGCACATTTAATGTATTCTTTAACCTGTTCTTCTGTGAATTCAATTTCAACGCCAGCGGGTTTTAGATTCTTATTTCGTAGATATCCTTTATTTCCAGGCATTAACCCGCATCCTCATTTTTATCCAATGCTCTTTCAGTATTGATCAGATTTTGCAAATCTGTCGTAGAGCCAACATAGATCGAATTGTTCGTTATATTTGTTACTTTTTCTTTCTTTACACCAGCAGTTTTTTCATGTATAGTTATCAAGTCCTTATTTAGTTCTGCCAGAGTCTTAAGCATCAGGGAAGCAACTTCATAGGCTCTAGGAGAGTCTGTTTCGATTGCCACCTTCATTATTCCATCCATGGCATCCTTGCCGTTACCGATCAGTTCTCTGATATTATCTCTCGCATGATCGAAATCTTTGCTCAGTGCTTCTTCTTTTTCATCCTTTATTGCTTTTACTATTTGCTTCTTGTCTGGAACTTGTGGCAAAGCATTTAAAGCCGCACCTGGATCTATCTTTATATTCAATGCTTTAGCGATCTTGTCATCACTCATTTGTTACTCAATTCTCATAATAGTATATGTTTCCGCCAGTGTCGCCAGTATAACCAATATTGTATATTGGAACATTATTAGCCAGCGTTAGTCCTTCATAGATTCTTACATTTGCGTTCTCTATGATTGCGCTTGTAGACCTGTTGATATTGCCATATATCCAGGTTTTCATTGTAAAACTGTAAATACCTGAAACCGTTCTACGGGTCGTGAAATCTGCTTCATAATCCTCAACAATATTCAAGTCATTCAAAATTATAGGCACATCTACCTGTTGATTGAGTGTGTTATAATTTATAGAAACTGTAAAATCTGGGGCAAAGTATGGTATTATTTGTTCTACTATTTGAAGATTATCATCCAGATTTCTGGTGAAAGTGTACAGATTTAAGTTTATATTATATGGAATACCAACATAACCGATTGAAGTTTCATTCGCCCCAGTTATTTTTTTGGTAAACATTCGATTTATTTTTCTTGAAGGATCGAATATTATATTACTGATATCAAACCCCATTTTTGGGTATGTGTTTTGAATATGGGTGAAATCAGTTAATCCACTTTCACTCGTAAGACGATATATAAACTTTTCTTTTGGTCCATAAACTATCGGAATTCTAATATACTTGGATATTGTATCATCAGCATCCATTCGTTGAATTGTTATCTGATTAAATAAAGAACCAAACGCAACTATATTTTTGCGTATTGTTTCGTTATAATAAGCAGAATTTTGTCCAAACATTAGTATTGTCCCTTGCTAAACGGATCTTTGAAAGTAAAATCAAACAGATCTTTCTTGGCTCTTTCTCTTTCGAAGTCGAGGTTATCCCCATCACTCTCGTCCCTTACAGGATCGGTTACTATTATGGTGTTGATTGCGGTTATACCAAATCCAGTATATCCAGCATTTGAAATATCACCACTCAATGTAGCACCTGTGACATATGTTCCCTTTTCGTTCATGACCAGCAATGTAGAGAATGTTAGACCCTTTGAGAAATCATGTACATTGGCTGTATATCCTACTTGCGATACGGTTTCACCTATTACATAATTTCCACCATTGATTCCATATAGGAATATCTTGGACACAAATTCTGATCGGCCTTCTGTTGCGCTGTCGATCTTTTCAATACCCGTATCGAATTCTTCTTGCGAGTAGGTGAAGAGTTCAAGTGTAAGTGTGTATGTGTTGACAGTCCCTAACTGATAGAATGGAACTTCGTCCTCAACTTTATTGATTTCAAA